TGATGTTAATGCTTACAAAGCACTTATGGATAGTGGGTATGGTGCACCATTACAGCAGATAGATCAGAGCATTGAACAATCAATCAATGGCATTGAGGTAACCATCGTGAGACCTGATGCAGATTGACTTCATGTGTGCTGTGGTGGAGGACTACATCTACAGGATGAAGGGAGCACAGGTAAAGATAGACAGGATGGCAGTAGCTACAGACCAACGGCAGATGGCAATGCTGATGCATGCATATCAGATAGCACATGGAGATAAAAAGCACAGTAATCTTTGAGAAAAATTATGAGGCACTGAATGACTCTAGCCTTAGGTTTGTTATCAATGAGGGAGGTAGTAGGAGTTCAAAGACTTATAGCCTATGCCAGCTTATTATCATCTATTGCCTGCAGAACAACAACAAGGTAGTTAGTATCATTCGTAAGACCTTTCCTGCTTTGAGGGCAACAGTCATGCGAGACTTCATAGAGATACTCAAGGAGCTGAACATCTACTCAGTAGATAATCACAACAAGAGTGAGCACATCTACACGTTCAGCAATGGGTCCATCGTGGAGTTCTTCTCAGTGGATGATGAGCAGAAGATACGAGGGAGGAAGAGAGACATAGCCTGGTGTAATGAAGCCAATGAGCTTTACTTCGATGACTTCACTCAGCTGAACATGAGGACAGAGTCTAAGCTCATCTTTGACTACAACCCTAGTGAGTCAACCTCATGGCTGTATGAGCTACCACCTGAGGAGAGCATCCTCATCAAGTCAACGTACAAGGATAACCCATTTCTACCTCAGAGTATCAGAGCTCAGATAGAAGACCTCAAGAGAACGGATGAGGCACTGTACCAAATCTATGCGCTAGGTGAGAAAGCCATCAGCAAGAGTAACATCTACTCTCAGTGGACCTTCCTACCTCACCGACCTGCTAGGTTTGTCAACTATGTCTATGGCCTTGACTTTGGATACAACCACCCCACTGCGCTGATGAGAGTCTATTGGTGTGACAACGACATCTACATTGAGCCTGTCATCTATGAGAGCTACCTAACTACTCCAATGCTCATAGACAAGATGCAAAGCGCAGGAGTGGAGAAGACCATCACCATCGTAGCTGACTATGCAAGACCAGAGATAATAGCTGAGCTGAACAATGCAGGCTATGACGTGCACAACGCTAACAAGGTGGTAAAGAAAGGCATTGACAACATGAAGACCTTTGGTGTGTTCTGCCAAGATGATAAGGCCATCAGGAAGGAGTACGAAAACTACAAGTGGAAGAAGGTAGGTGACATGATCACTGATGAGCCGGTCAAGATGTGGGATGATGCCATGGATGCAATCAGGTATGCGACTACTCACGTTAGGCAGGAGTACTACACCGATGATAGTTACTACGCGTTCTAAAAACACATTGCCTCTCTAAGATAATATAGGTATGGCCATTACTCAGAAAGCAGTACCAGAGGTATTAACTCCTGCATATAACCCTGTCAAGTATATCTATGACAGCACCAATAAGAACTTACTAGGATTCAAATATATCTTTGACATCTACCTTAGTGGCACGACTACTAAGATAGCAGAGTACAGGGTGTTGCCAACCTATGGCACGGGCTATGGCGAGATAGACATCAGCAGGCTATTGCAGTCTAAAGTATCCTTTGACCTGAACACTACGAACACCACTTCATACGTTGCACCCAACTCACACTACAAGTATGATGTGAAAGTAGGCGAGGAGTACCTTACTACCACAGCATGGACAGCGGCAATGACTCAGTACGTCACAGCTCCCTATGCAGGTAGGGTGCAAATAAACGTAGCCAATACATTTGTAGCAGGTGACCAAATAGTCATAGCTCAGACAGGTGCTGGTGCAACTAACCCAAACCTTGAGGGTCTCTTCACTGTGCTTGTAGCTAACCCTGCGTACATCGTGGTGAACAGCTTATGGTCATTGATAGTGAATGCGAATAAGGATGGCTTCATCACTTATGCTGATGGCAGGAGGACAGTCACTAGAGACATCATCACTAAGCTATACCAATACGTCTTCAATGGTGCCTTGCCATGGATAGAGTGGCCATCATGGGATTGGCTAGACTTTAACTTGTCAGGTGTGAATGATAGATTCCTTAGCACCATCCCTAGCACGAACTTCTCAGCAACCTTGTCTCAAGACATTTGGCTTAACGCTATCTATGGAGCTTTGGCACCAGGTACGCATAAGATAGTATTTGAGAATGATGGAGGTAACAGTTACAGCAAAACACTATTAGCGAGTGATCACATTACAGGTAACGCAGTAGGCCCTAACAACACAGGAGCTCTTGTGCCTATCTCAGGTATCTTGCCATTGATTAAGCCTACTACTAAGTACTACACATTCTACTACCAATACAATGGAACGCAGGTCACTAAGAAGTATAGGATAGATATTGATAGAAGGGTGAGAGAGACTGAGTACAGCATCATCTTCCTAGATAGACTTGGCTCATGGGGTAGCTTTGCCTTCACAGGTAGAGCCTATGAGAATGGCAGTGTAACTCGCGAGCAGTACAACATGGATGTGAAAGGGAAGATATCTAGTGGCGAGTGGACCTATGACCTAACCGAGAGAGGCTATGTGAACAGCTATGTAAGCGTAGATAACACCATTGACCTCAACACGAATTGGATGACTGAGGACATGGCAGAATACTTCACTGAACTTATCAGCTCACCTTACACATACTTTAAGATAAGCACATACGAAGACCCTGAAGATTTTAGGAGTACATGTGAGGAGCCTACAAGCACCGACTATGTAAGCTGTAACATTGTTACCTCTAGCTTTGAGAAGTTCAAGCAACGCAATAAGAATTTAATTAAGCAGAGCATTACTATTAAGCTGGCTAATAACGACTTGGTCAATGGTTAAGATACAACTAGCTACAGGCTTCTTAGAAGTAAAGGAGGGCACTGCCTTCCCTTTGAACTTTCAGGTAGGTGACATCCGAGACATCTCTCAGCGTAAAGGAAACTTTAGCAAGACCATCACATTGGTAGGCAGTAAGAACAACAATGACCTGCTTAACCATTACTACGATGTTAACATCATAGCAGGTACCTTCAACATCAATACCATTACAACCTGCTCAGTCATTCAAGATGGGATTCCTGTAATGGAGGATGCAACACTACAGCTCACTGCCATTAGAAAGGTGCAGATGACTGATGGCTATGAGGAGCACGTTGAGTATGAGGTACTGATAAAAGATAGCAAGGCTGACTTCTTTACAGCCATTAATAACCTTGAGCTTCAAGACATAGACTTTAGCAACTACAACCACACCTACGATGCATTCAATGTGGTGAGCAGATTCAACAACACTGTAGCTAATGGCTTCAAGTACTACCTTCCTGATAGTGGAGATACTATCTATGGCATACATGAGTTCAAGCCTGCGTTCTTTGCTAAGACTTACTTTGACCGTATCTTTTCAGACAGTGGCTTTCAGTACAATTGGCCTACGCTAAGCGCTGATAGATTCGATAGGCTCATCATCCCATACAATGAGGACACTGATAATTTCGACTACCAGGACTACATAGTCAAGGCGCACGCAGGACCTGCTTCATTGGTAGGCGTATTTTGGGCAGGTCACGCTGATATGACTACTCCCATTCCTGTCACAGGATGGACTGAGGATGAAGACCCTCAAAGTATCTTTAACCCTGTCACAGGTGTGTACAGTACTCCATTCATCATCAGCTCTAACAACGCACAGCAGTACAACTACACAGTGCAGGTGCAGTATGAGCTAAGGCTAGTAAATACATCAGGAGGGACATTGTACTCAGCAACCACAGCAGTACCTACACCAACATGGTTTAGACCTCAACTATATTTAACAGCCAATGGCAACGCAGTCTATGGCACCAACCTATACACTAACCCTGCACCACTTAGTGCTGCGCTAACCAATGCAGTAGGCTCACCTCTATCTATTCCGAATGGTACTACTACACTTGTCTCTCAGACAGCAGTAGCTACCATGTCATTGAGTTCACAGTTAATGTTGAATGGTACAGCAGGTAGGTTAGCTGTTAGAGCACCAAAGGTATTCTACTCACCTGCACCCAACCAACCTGCTCTAAGTCCATCTTGGAGAACAGGCTCACCGACAGGTCCTGCTTGTGCATCAGGTCAGATTAAGATTGAGTTCTTTATCACCAACGTAACTGTGGAGATTGCACCGAGCAACAACATCTCAGTGATTGGTGGTATCCTTGAGGTGAATGATTTTATCCCTAGCAAGATTAAGCAGAGTGACTTCATCAAAGGTATCTTCAACATGTACAACCTGTACGCAACTGTTGACCCATCACAGCCCAACATGCTTAACCTGGTACATAGGGATGACTACTACGATGCAGGTAAAGAGGTAGATTGGACATACAAGCTAGCCAAGGATAAAGAGCAGTCGCTTTCATTCTTACCTGAGCTAACAAGTAAGAAGGTCATACTCACATACAGCGCAGATAAGGACAGCCCTAACCAAACGTACACAGATGCTACCAACCAAATCTATGGACAGGCAGAGGTAGTCTTTGACAACGAGTATGTGAAGGATACCACCTCACAACCTATCTTGTTTGGACCTACTCCAATCATCAAAACTCCATTCGGTGCATACGTTCCAATGATCGCAGGGCAAGCTCCTAAGACCAACCTGCGTATCTTGTATGACAGCACAGCCGACATAGGATTGAGTACCTGCTCACCATACAACATCTATGACTACGGTACAGTAGGTATGACAGGTGTTACTACCTATCCCTACGTTGGTCACTTCGATAAGCCACTTACTCCTACCTTTGATATTAACTTTGCTACTTGTGCGTTCTACTACTACCAACCATTAAGCCTCACTGACAACAACCTATACAATAGGTATTGGAGAAGGACAATGGGGCAGATTAACAATGGCAAGATGTTGACTGCTATGTTCAACCTAAACGAGTCTGACATCCAAGCCTTAGAGCTGAATGATAAGATTAGGATTGATAATAGTTGGTGGAACATTAACAAGGTCATTGACTACAATGCCAATGCTACTGAGCTTACACAAGTGGAGCTTATCTCTATTGATAATGAGATAGACTTCATGCCATTCGTTAACCCTGCAGGCGGACCTGGTATAGGCCTTCCAAATATCTCAGCCATTCAGCAGGTAGCTAACAGCACTATTGTAAGAACAAAGAGCATGAACAGCAACGTGCTCACAGGAGGAGGAGTGATAGGCGAGGTAGTGAACAGAGGTAACGTGGTGCCAGGTGGACTCAGAGTAATGGTGGCTACCGAAGGCTACTCACCTGACAACGATGGTATCTACACTGACAACCTAGTGGTAAGAGGTACAATGAATGGCATACCGGTAGAGCCATCTTGTTATAGGTACACAGCTATACTAACTCAGTCAGGTACAGCCGACCCTATAGCCTATGTTAAGGAGGGTAGCTTTGGAGACATCCTATGGGTGCGAAACGCAGTAGGAACGTATGAAGGATTTATCCAAAATTGGGAGATTGGTACTATACTATCTGAGGAGATAACGGTGGTAATTAACAACGTGTACTTTGACTGCGTTATCAGTGCTCAGTACCTTGCATCAAATAACAGCATATTTATTAACACTTCACAAATAGGTGTAGGATTTGTAGATACATTCCTAGGATACAACACAATTGAAATAAAATACTATAAGCCATAACATGAATGAAGTAGAGATACCCTTAAAACTCGGTGGCATTGGTGCCATTAAAGCAGAGTTAAGAGACTTGAAAGGTCAGATAGCCAACGCTACTGATGCTGAGTCAATGGCTAAACTCGCCATGCGTGCAGGTGAGCTGAAGGACCAACTGAAAGATGCGAATGAAGCAGTCAACACATTTGCTACAGGGTCAAAGTTTGAAGCAGTAGGCAACTCAATAGGTGGCATCAAAGATAGTTTGATGAGCCTTGACTTTGCAGAGGCTGCTGAAAAGGCTAAAGGATTCGCCACTGTAATGGGGTCAATTAAGCCTGCTGACATCAGCAACGCAATGAAAGGATTGAGCAGTACTATTGGCTCAGTAGGTAAGGCGTTCATGTCATTAGGGCAGACGTTACTTGCTAACCCTATCTACCTGATTGCAGCAGTCATTGCAGCAGTGATAGCTATCACAATTATGTTGGCAGATAAGCTAGGATATTTAGACCAGGTAACTGAGGCAGCAGGGATAGCATTCGAGGCATTGATTGAAGTCATCAAAGACTTTGGAGAGAGCATAGGTATTGCAGCTGCTCAGAGTGAGGAGTATGTGGCTATGCAAGAGGCTAACAATGAAGCCAACAAGGCTACTGAAAAAAGTACTACCGATGTGATGATGGTAGTCAATGAGGTAGGCACTGCATTTGAATTAGCTAAGGAGGGAGTGATAAGCAAGGAGGAGGCATTAGCTACCTACAATGATAAGCTAGGTGATACGTTTGGTGCAGCCACTACATTGGCAGAGGCAGAGAGATTGTATGTATCTAAAACTGATGCGTACATTGCAGCCACTATGGCAAGGGCAAGAGCCGAGGTGTTTGCTAAGAAAGCAGCGGAAGAGGATGCTAAGGCAGTATTGGCTAAGACAAAAGACCAAACGACTTCACTAGATAAGGTGACTTCATGGATGGATAAGAATAAGGCAGCATCTATTGCATTGGGTGCAGCAACAGGTGGACTAGGATTGGTGGCTGTAGCGGCTTACCAAAAGATGGGTGCCACAGGTGAGACATTAGAAAGCAAGCAAAAGAAGAGAGTTAAGGAAGCACAGAAGAATCATAACAAGATGTCTGACCTCTACGCTGATGAAGCTAAGAAGTCATTGACCACCGCATTAAAGCTAGAGAAAGATAACGAGATTGTAAATCAATCACAGCATAAGAAGACTGTCAAACACAAAGATAACAGCGCACAAAGAATAAGAGAAGCAGAGGCAGAAGCAAAAAGATTGCATGACATAGAAGTCAAAGCTAATGAGACCAGGATAAAAAGAGAGGATGACCAATTTGAGCTGATGAATAAACTGACTCTATCTAAAAGAGAGCAGGACATCATGGCATTGAATCAGGACTACGATAAGAAGTTTGAATTAGCCAATGGGAACGCTGAACTTGAGAAGCTACTCACAGAACAGCAAGCAAAAGATATAACTGAAATCAATCAGAAGTACAAATCGGAAGAGGATAAGAAGATTCAAGAGGAGGCAGATAAGAAAGCAGCTGCATTGAAAGCATCCGCAGAACTAGCCTTTGAGCTTACAGCTACTGAGCAGGAGAAAGAAATGCTTGCACTTGAAGAGAAGTTCAAAGCAGAGCAGTTAATCATAGGTGAGAATGATGCAGCACAGCTTGCATTAAAAGAAAAGTTTGAAGCTGACCAAGAAGCTATTGAGAATAAATATGCACTGCAGAAAATAGAGAACGCTAGGAAGGAACGTGATGCCAAAATAGCACTAGCCGAGCAGATAGCTACAGGAGTAAGTGATGTTGGAGCTATGCTCATCAAAGACCAAAAGAAACTTGAGAAGTTTAACAAGGCATCCGCATTGGTGCAGATTGGTATTGATACAGCCAAAGCAATCTCTGCCCTGGTAGCCGCTTCACAATCCAACCCATTCAATGGACTTACAGCAGGTGCAGCAGGGATAGCTCAATTCGCTAGTGGGATCATTCAGATTGTTACCAACGTAGCAAAGGCTAAGCAGATACTTACATCAGGAGGCACACCTTCAAGTGGTGGTGGTGGTGGTGGTGGCGAGAGTTCAGGTGGTGGTGAAAGTGTAGCACAGCAAGTACCACAAGCGGCACAATTGTTTGGCTCAGCTAACTCTGGCAACGTAATGAGTGCAGGTGGCACAGCATCAGACAGCTCAATGACCGTAACAGCTGTGGTATCAGAGACTCAAATCACCAACGTACAGCACAAGATTAATAACATTAAGAAAAACGCAGAGCTATAATGAACTCACTACAAGCTATAACCAACCACATTGAGCTATTCTACACCAACCATCTACAAGTTAAGAAGGTAGGCAGTGACTTCAAAGAACAGCTTTACAACTTTGCTACACAAGATGAGAAGTACCCCATCGTATACATCGTACCTGTAGGTGTTACACCCACTGAGAATACCTCAGAGTTTAACTTTGACATCTACTGCTTTGACATCATCCAAAAAGATAGGGCTAACATCATCACTATACTTAGCGATACTCAGCAGATATTGAATGACTTGTATGTTTACTACATGACTTCAAATGACTACAGCTTTGATGTGGTAGGGATGCCTACATTCTCAGCGTTAAACAATGATTTGCTAGATTACGCTGCAGGATATGTGATGAATATCACACTCACTGTCAATGATTGGACTGATTGTGCTGTCCCATTACAATAAACATTTTGGATGCTTAGCTTAATATAGGTATGAGCACATTCAATTGGTGGGGAGATTGGAGGCCAACCCTCACACCTCACACCGGCAATCTACAACCTACTGACTTAATCGAATGTACTTCTATAGTTGGAGGTGCAACTGTGAACACAGCCATTACAGGCGCACAGATTATTGCAGCAGCTTCGGGTGGTAGTGCAACCTGGGGAGGTATCACAGGTACGCTATCTAGTCAAACAGATTTACAAACTGCCTTGAATGCTAAGCAAGATACGCTAGTAAGTGGCACCAACATAAAGACAGTTAATAGTACCTCACTGCTAGGTAGTGGGGATATAAGTTTACCTAGCAACAAAATAGCCATAGGCACAAACGTAACAGGTACTATTGCTAATACTATAAGTGCAAATGCCTTACTTCCTGCTAACACTTTAGTAACAGGCAAGCCTTGTATGATACATTTGAAGGCAAGAGGTAGAAGGGTATCAGGAGCTTCAGCAGTAATTGCTTGTGGTATGTATCGAAATACTAGCGTATCTTTAAGTGGTGCGACATTTCTAGGTCAAATACAAATAGGTGCAACCAATACTTTAGGACAACTTGAAAGACATTTATTTTGGGATGGAGCAGGAAATATATCAGTGCATTTTCCAGCTACTTTGGTGTCTGATATGATTAACAATGGTTCATATACTACAAGCGTTATCAATCCTGCAGTAGATAATTATTTTCTGTACACAATACAATGCTCAAATGCAGGAGATACAGGACAAATGCAATGGGGCTTATACATAATTTATGCTTAATACATTCACATACAACGAAATTGAGTACACTATCACAGGACCTATTGAGGTGATTAGTGATACACAGCTACACGTGGAAACTGATAAGGGAATTATTCTAGTGGATGATACTATGGATATATATAAAGAATTAACTAATGGGTAGATACGCAAAAAACGGTGACTTTAATGTCCTGTATCCAACGAGAAGGAAGATGGCTAACATCTTAAAAAAGATAATCATGGAGAAAGGCCTTGTGCAAGAGGGCACGCTTTATGACTCAGTGCGAATCAATGCCAAGGTATCAGGCACATGGGGTAAGCTAGAGATTCAGATACTTGCTATGTACTACTTCATCTTTCTAAACAATGGTGTTGTTCAAACAGCTAATGCGTATGGACCTAATGGAGGCTCAATCCCCCCTTATGATATTGTATCAGAGTTTACTGATAGGATGTCATCATCAGGATTGACAGCAGAGATATATCAGCAGTACACTGAATGGCTTACAAAAAACTATCCTTTAATTAAGGTAGTGCCTATCCTGGAGAAACAGCAAAAACTTGTTTACACCTTTATGCCTATTGACCCCCCTGCAGATTTCAAACAAGGTTTCCCATTAGAGGTCTAACTCTTTTTTCATTGCTAAGATATTGAAGACATAGATAAGAGGCAGTGCGCCTACCTTCTCACTCTTGGTTATGTCTCCCTTTGTCAGTCCATAGATAGTCTGTTCCCAACTCCACTTAGCTTGTGCCTGTTCTTTCTCTATCTCTTTGACTTCCTCAGCATCCATGTTGTTACGTTCCTCATTGCTAAGCTCCTCATCCAATTCACCACTAAATAGATTCTCATAGTTTTTAAGGAAGTTATCCCTGTACTTTATGAACTCATGCAGTACACCATACACATCAGTGACAGGAAGATCATAGAACTTCTCAGCTCTTAGCGTGCAGTCAAAGTCATAAGGCTCTAGTATCTCCTCGCCCCATTCATTCACTCTTGTTTGCCGATAACAGATGGCACAGATGTTTGCAAGGTTACCAATGTAGTCATTAACAAAGTAGTAGTCAAGGTCAATGTACTCATACAGCGTGAGCTTAGAGAATGGCTTAAACTTCATTCCTAGCATTTCATGCTTGTACCTCTTAGATGGCTCAGAGGCACACCACTTATTATCTTTAATTAACTGAGTAAGCTCATCCACATCCAAATCCTCTATGACCTCCATTGGCTCATTGGATAAAATAGAGAGAGCCTCACTATTGTAGTAGTAGGCTCCCTGGTCTTTTGCTATCTTGTTAAATTCAATGTACTGCTCAAGCGTTACTTGGCTCCATTGCTTGGGTAGTTGTATCATTCTTTACTTGTTGGCCTATTTTGTTTGCGATAAACATAATGTATGGAATGGAGATATCTGCACTCAGCTTCTTAATTAGCTTTGCTTTCTGTTTGATATGTGCATCGGCATAGTGCTCAGTAGATGTAAGGTCTTCACGCTTAAACATGATAGCCAACATCTCAGAGATATATCCCTTTGGTTTGGTTAGTGCTACCTTCTCAATCATCTTAGTATCTCTTACCGTTAACTTCATCTGCGCTTTGTAAACGTATCCTCCAAGCTCCAACTCCTCCACAACAGGAAAGTCTTTTTGGTCCATTGAATTAAATTCTTTTACAATAGTTACAAAGTCTGCCACATCATAGTCCCAAAACTCCGACTCTGGTATCCCAAGGTATGCGAATACTTGCAGGTGCTTGTCAATGGGGTCAAGCTCTTGGCTGTTATTAATCTCAGTGATGGCTTCAAACTGCTCAATGGTTAGCTCATCAATTTGGTTGGGGATTTCCCTGTTTAATATAGTTATCATGATTTGTAATTTGAACAAATATACGATTTTTTTAATATAGATAGATGGCAAAGAAAAATATTCCAATTTACAAGATCACTATTGACCCTGAATACGCAGAGAATGGTGAAGACCTAGGCATTGAGCAGATAGCTTTCACATCCACTCCTGCCATTAAAGTGAAAGGGATGGCCTTCAATTCTCAAGCAAAGCCTTTATTCTTTAGTGATGAGCTGAAATATAGAGTAACTGCACCTGCCCTTATCCCTATGGAGATATATAGGTTTGATGAAGATACAGATGAGGAGTACTACGTTAAATTTAGCAAGGAGGAAATAGAGAAGATACATGGAAAGTTCATGCAACAATTGGTTAACAAAGACTTGTTTAACCTTGAGCATGATGAGACTAAGACAGTGCCTGCATTTGTACTTGAGTCATGGATAGTAGACACACCGAAAGAAGATAAAGCCTATTCATCATTTGGCATTGAAGTACCTGAGGGCACATTGATGGTTACAGCACAGCTAACTGATAAAGAATACTACGCAGAACTTGTAGCACAAGAGCAAATAGGTTTCAGCATTGAAGGCTTTTTAGGGATGAAATTAAACGAGCAAATAAAAACCAAAACAAAAATGAATAAACTACCTGATGGAGAGCACATCATCGAAGGTAAAATCTACGTTGTAAAGAACGGAGAGATTACTGAGATTAGAGATGCTGAAGTAGTGGAGGCTTCGGAAGAAGTAGCCCTAGAAGACACTGTCGTTGAAGAGACAGTAACAGCTGATGCTGAAGAGACAACCATGGCAATTGATCCTGTGCTAGATGCAGAGGCTATCCTTGCTATCGTAAAGCCTGCAATGGATGAACAACTTAACTCACTACTCGCTATGATTGCTGAGATTAAGAACACCCTTGAGGAGATAATGTCTACCGAAGTTGAAGAGGATATAGTAACAGAAGGTGTAGCCATGAGTGCTCACCACAGAATGAGTAATGTAAACAAGTTTCTAAATAAATAATCAATCATGCGTAAATTAAAATTCGACTTAAACATCGACAGTACTGCTTTATTAGCAGCTAACCCGGAGGCATTCTATTCACAGGCTTACTTGTCTGAGGATACTGCTGACAACTACAGAGCTTTACCAGGTGTAAAGTACAAAACTAAATTAGCAACCGTTGTTTTTGGCAACATCTTGCAAGCATCTAGCTGTGCTTTCACTGCACCAACTGATGATTTGAACGCTAAAGAAATTGACGTATGCGCTCTTTCTGCAATGGCTCAAATTTGTCAGTTTGACTTAGAGCAATCTTTCTTATCATTGCAAATGACACAAGGATCTAACGGAGATTTCTCTGTAGCATCTTTCATGTCTTTCTATTGGGGAGAAATGGCTAACAAAATCAATGGCTCTATTGAGTCAATCAGATGGCAAGGTGACACAACTTCATTAAACCCTACACTTGCATTGTGTGATGGTTACGAAGTTAAGTTGACTGCAGGTTTGACTGACCCAACTGATACAGTTATCAATGGTGGTACAGGTGCAATCACAACTTTCTCTCAATTGCGTACTAAGTTAGAAGCTGCTTTCGCTTTGCTTCCTGCATCTATCGCAACTAGAACTGCTGACCTACGTTTGTACCTTCCTACTCAATTGGTTAACATCTACCGATTAGGTGTTGCTGCAGGTAACACTCAAGCGTTCATTACTCAAGATTTGAACTTAACTTTTTTAGGTGTGAAAATCGTAGTTTGTCCTGGTATGTCTAACAACACTTTTGTATGGACATTGAAAGACAATCTTATCTACGCATTCGATGCTGAAGGAGATTCTTCTGACCTTAGAGCTGTTAACTTGGCTGATACAGTAGCTGAGCCTTACATCCGTACTCGCGCCAACATGAAAGTTGGGTTTGAATATGTGAATGGTTCAGACATCGTTTTCTACTCTTAATAATAATAACCATAAGCCCTCTCACAAGGGGGCTTTTTAATACTTTAACACAATGGCTTGTCAAGCATTAGAAGCAATCTTAAAAAGTTGCGAC